GTATCAAATATATCTAATTGTTTCATATCTTCCTCTCTGTTTAAGTGCTGGGTTTAGGAGAGAGTCCAAACCCAACACAATAGTATATATGATATGAAAATATAAATACTTATCTCTTGCGAGATAATTCTCTCTAACATTTTTTTATTTATATTCATATCTTTAATTGATTCGTTTTCTATACTTGATTTGGAAATAAAACAAGAAATTAAACTTGTGGGGGTTAAATAAGTTAAAAAGTGGCTATTTTACTAGCTTTTTAGCACTTTACAATACAACTCAAAACTTATACATTTATCGTATGTTAAATAAAACTAACACTAAACAAAGAGAAAGCAAATGCTTAATAAAATATGTTTAAAAATACCTAGTAACTCAACATTCACAAAAGAACTATCTAAAAGATTTAATACAATATTTAATAAGGATATGCCCTTATGTGAATTAACAACAACCATAGGAAAGCACAATGGACAAGAAACTTCCAAAGTTGCAACGACAGTACGACAAGTTTATAACGAGAGAAAAGGATTTGTTGCAGAGGCTGTTAGCAATCAAGGAGAAAAAAAAAGTAGTGGCTTGGAAATTACATCAAGTTAAATTTCACGAAGCTATTATTTAATTAGAAAAGGAATAGATATGAAAAAAACGATACTTACACTAGCGATCTCTTGCACCCTATTATCTGCGTGTGCGTATAAACCTGTAATAGATACTGCTGGAAGATCAGGTACATTTAATAATGACCAAGCTAAAGAAATAACAAACGATATGCAACATTGTAAAACACTAGCAAAAGAAAATACTACTTTTGTTGGCAACATTGTTTATTGGTCTTTGAGTCCAACTATGGACACTAAAAAAGAATCATTAATAAGAAAATGTTTAACGAATAGAGGCCATAGTGTACTTAACTAAAGATACAAATCCTATTGTAAATTTAATTGGCAGAGATGCAAATAAACCAATTAATAAAGATTTAAGTCATTTAATATTAGCTATTCTTTGTGAAAATAGAAAATCAATAGGTGTTTTTAAAGATATGCTTGTTGCTAATATTAGAGATAAAATTTTAAATAGTAATGAAAATATTAATTTAGGTAATTGTAGAGATGAGCAAGATTTATCAGTTAGAGTTGAATTATATAAATTAAAAAAACAAGGATTTGTTGAATTTAATTATTATAAAAAAGATAAATATTCAGTTAGATCAAACATAAAAGGTTTAGAATATTGTAAAACTTTATTGTTAAATTTAATGATAGATCAAGGCATAGATACATCAAACATTGAAATAATTGAAGATGAGGATTTTTATGGAAACTAGAAAATGTGGCGATTGTAATTTGTGTTGTAAATTACCTTATACTAATTTTAAAAAAGATTATGAATGGTGTTCTAATTGTGAGGTTGGTGTAGGGTGTAAAATTTATGAAACTCGACCACAAGTTTGTAAAGATTTTTCGTGTTTATGGCAAAAAGGAATGATTGATGAAGAATTAAAACCAAATAAAGTAGGTTTTTATATTGTTCCTGAAAGAGAAGAATCATTAAGAGATAAAATATTTACTATTTATGCAGATACTTACAAAGTAGATAATGTTTTAAAAAAGTTAAAAGATATAGATTTAGTAGATGCTGATGGGAGTGTTTGGACATATGTAATTAGGTACAATAACAACGAAGATGATTTAGCTTTATTAGATAAAAAAAGATATGGTAAAAAATTAATATTTCACAAGAGAGGAGATTATGTCTAAATTAACAATAAATATAAATACAAGTAGGAGAAAATATGAAAAAAAATAATACAATAGAAGAAATTAATATATCCATTAACAACTTACTAGAAGAATGGAATATTAGTGATAAACGTAACGATAAGATTGTAACTCACATTATAGGATTACAATTAAAGAAAATAAGATTGGTTAATAAGATGACTCAAACAAGAGTGTCTAAAGTAATTAATGTAAGTTTTCAACAAATTCAAAAGTATGAAAAGGGTTCTAATTTAGCAAATCCAATTACCCTACTAGCTTTGTCAGAATACTTTAATGTTACTTTTGACTATTGGGTTAAACCAATTATAATGAAAGACTTAACATTACTAACTAAAAGGAGAGAGAATGGATTTATCCAAAGACAAGACTTCGTGGCAAGATAAGAGAATCTTTGCTATGAATAGAGTAATAAAAACAAAAGGATTAAGCACTTTAGATTATTTAGATGAATATGAAAGAGTAACTAATTCAAAAGCTAAAAACAAAAAACAATATAAGGGAGAGAATAATGCCAATACATAAACTAGAACATGGTCATACGATTGAGTTTAATGAAGAAAAGCACGTATATATACATAACAACGATTATGTAGTTGGAATGAGTACATTACTTGGAAAGTTAGCAAGTCCAGCATTAGAGAATTGGAAGATAAGCACCCAAGTTAATGCTATTAAAACTGAAATGGAAAGATCAGGTATTCCAATAGACCAGATACAAAAGATAGTTACTAATGCTAAAGCTAATGCAAGAAAGTCTGGAGATAATATTTTAAATATTGGCTCTATGGTTCATAAGTTTTGCGAGATGTGGCTTAAAGGAGAGAAATTTACTGACCCAAGCGACCCTGTAATATTAAGTTGCTTTGAGAAGTTTAAAAAGTTTTGGACTAAACATAAGTTAAAAGTTGTTGAGTCTGAAAAGGTTTTATATTCTGAACGAGGTTTTTGTGGAACTTTAGATTTAATTGCTAAAGATTCACAAAATAACCTATGGCTTATAGATATAAAAACTTCAAAAGGTTTGTTTCTTAACATGGTACACCAACTACATGGATATAAGTTGGCCTATGAAGAACAAACAGGAAAGAAGATAAATAAGATGTATATAGTTAGACTTCCAAAAGATAGTGGAGATTTTGAAGCTAGACACGTTTTATATAAAAAGGAACACTTAAAAGCATTTCTTGGATTGTTAAGTTGTCATAAATCCGAGTTAATGTTTAACGAGTCAGTACGTAAATATAATAAACTAAAAAAAGGAAAAGCAAATGTACGAAAAGCCTAAATTCGATAAACCTTTCTGTGGATTATCAATGAGATTATTCCCAACAGGAAACCAAAGTCCAAAGTATGAGTATAGTGGAGAAGCTAGTAAAGTTAAATTTACTTGTAGCTTAACCAAAAGAAAGTATGGACTATCACAAGTAAATGATTGGTTTAACACACCTGAAGTTCAAGAATATACTAAAGCTGGATATGTTTTAAAATATATGACTAAAACACAAGAAATGCAGAATCCATCACAATATGCTAAAGGTAATCTTGAACAGATTATATGTTTGGTTATGATTAAACCTTATAAGCCACAAGCTAATGTAGATGGATTTAAACCTGTAGGCCAAACTATGCCTCAGTACACACCTCAACCAATGACTCAAGCCCAACCCTCTGCACCAGATCATGCAGTTCCAGTACAGAATATGAATGATATAGATGACGAGATACCATTTTAATTATGAAAAAATTAATTAAAAAACTAAATGTATGGTCTTTATATTATAGAGAATATATTGTAGGGTTTATAGTTGGATTTATATTAGGAGTCTTATTGTTTTAATTATGCCTGATAAAGAACAAGAAATTTATCAATTAAAAAAAAACATGGCTATTAAAGTTGAAGAAATACAAGCCTTGTATATGGAAATTAAACAACAAAGAAAAATAAATGAAGATCATCAAAAGTTAAATGGACAATTAAGATTAGAAATAGAAGAAACTAAAAAAGAAGCAGATAAACTTATGATGGACAAGATAACTAAATATGAAAATCAAACTCATAGTCTTAAACAACAAATAAAACAGTTAGAAAAAGAAGCAGAGGAGATGTTATTATATCCATGATGATATATGGTCGCCCAATACGAAATAAATTCTTAAAGATAATTGCTATAATATTTTTTATTATTGTAGCAATTAGTCTAATGTCTTGTGATAGATTAGAGTTTGACCCAACAACAACTACATTAAAATATATTTTAAAGGAGAAAAGGAATGAGCAACCTATTAAGTAATAAATCTTATGAAGAATTAGAAAAAGCATCTAACGAGTGGAGTATAGCACATGGTAAAGCTATAATTTTACATGAGGGATTAAAAGCCATGTATTCAAAATGTTTTTTAAGACATAAGCTAGACTCTAAAACTGTTATAGAAGCTGAACATAAGGCCAGACAAGATGAAGATTATAAAAAAATTGTTAATGCTTATTCAGAAGCAGAAATGGCATTAGTCAAAGCTAGATACCATTATAATAATTTAGATAAATATGTAAGTTTAAAACAATCAGAGTTAAAAAGAGATTTAGCTTTGAATAATAAAGTTTAATGAATTCTACTAACGAAAGTTGGATTGCTCCTTTGTTTATCAGTTAGTAGATAAAGTCATTAGCGAGAGTTAATGATTTGGTGGGGTGGTTTTGCTCTCTCTTGACCACCCTATTTAATGTCTAGTAATTTCAAAATATTTTAAATTAGTTTTATCTGTAATAGGAGTTTCTGTATAATGATAATCTATTAGATCAACTTCTGGGTGCTTCTGTATATCAGAGATCATTCTATGTAATTTAGTTTTATTAGGAACAACATCTATAAATCTAAAATTAACAAAATGCCCATAAGGATTATGAGAAGTTTCTAATCTAAATTCTACTTCTATAATTTTTGCGTCTATGTCCATTAGACATATTACTTCTTTTTGTTTCGGTTTAAAACCTTATCTGTCATTTTAGTTGAGAATGTTGCAGTAAATACAATAATAACTAAATACCAAACACTATCAGGTAAATCGTTGATTATCCTTACCCATTCTTCAAAGTTTGCTCTTGTGCTTTCAAACCAGCCTGTACTTAACATTGATATAAGCCAGATCATTAATATTTCGTCTTTCCAACTTTTGTCTTGTGATTTAATTCTTTGAACATCAACCTCTTTACAAGCTTCTATTTCAGCTTCTCTAATTGTTTTAACTTTGATAGCTTTGTGTTTAAAATGTTCGGTGGCCTTATTGAACACCATTTTTGTCAAAGGATTTTTTAATAAAGTTAACCACATATTACATACTTCCTGTTACGAATATTATTGCTGTCCAGTATAGCACAAGAATTGAATATATTAAATATGTAAGGTTCATTCATTCCTAATATTCCTTATTTTTTATTTTGCAACTCTTTTGCTAGTTCACAATAATGGATTATCTTATCCCACTTCTCATTAGGGTGTTCTCCATCTTTTTTTCGGAGTGTGTATTTTATAATATTACCCTGTATAAAATTAAGATTATTTGCGATTATAAACTCTATGGGCTGTATAGAATACGATCTATAATGATCTCCCCCAATTTGTTTGTCAGTAGCCTTTAAATTGCTTCTATGAGGCTTTAATTTAGACAATTTCGCCTATCCACTTACCCTTATTGTCCAAAACCATTGGATATAGCATAGGTTGTCCATTTATTATTGCTCCTGTTCCTATAACAAATCTTAATCTAAAATTTTTAGAATATTCAAAAGCTAGAGAAGATTGTTTTGTTAAGCAACCACATTGAAGCGACCATATTAAAGAGTCTGGATTGCTAAAATATTGAATATTAAACTTACTGTGGAAATGAAATTGACAAACATTTTTACCGTATTGCATAGCAAGTTTTAAACCATCTGCTGACATTCCATGAGTAAAATAACATTCTGAACCATTACTTAATTTTAGGTTTAAATCTTCTACCCATTCCCATTGTTTATCTACTTCTAAAAATTGATTATAAGATTTTAAATAGGCTTTAGGCATACCATGTTTTAATGCTTTTCTATAAATTAAAGATGAATGATTTGAATGTAATATTAACATTTTAGGAAATATTTTTTTTAGTTCCCATATATATTTTTTACTAATTCTTAATTCATCTCCAGCACTAGGTAAATCTGGGTCTGAATCGTGGAATGATAATGCGTGTTTATCTAGTTCATCTCCACCACATACAATTAAATCAGGATTAATTTTTTTCTTTAATGCTTTTAAAAAATCAAATGCTTGTGGGTGGTGGTAAGGAATGTGAAGATCGGATATACAAAGAATTGATTTATAACTCATACAAGTAGAACTTGTAGCTTATTTTGACACCAATGTAAATATAACGTAACCCATAGCACTTATTAATGAGCCTGTTGAAATTAGTAAAATTTTTTCTAATCGTTTTACTCTTTCTTCTATTGAGTGAATTTTATCATGCGTGAGTTTCTGCATAATGCGACACAGTTTTTCGTGTGATTCTATTTTCTGTAAAGCTGATTTAGACATTACTTTTTTTTCTTTTTGTAAGCTTTAGCTTTTTTTTTACCAGCTTTTGTGTACTTAAATTTTTTTCCTTTTACCATTGGCATAATATTTTCCTATTAGTTTGCAAATTTACCTTTAGACCATTTGGCCTCTGGTAATTCATTAGTATATGATTTTCCATCAAATGTTAATACTTGTTTTCTATTTGAACCATCTTTATATGAAACATGAACCCACCCACTATTAGCTCCTGTATAATACTCTAAGATCAGTTGGTCAAAATCACAATGGTTTTGAATCCATAAAGCTACTTCAAGGTTGGAAACTCCTATCACTTCCATATCAACTGCTTCGCCAAGACAATGTTGTGATGTGGCTTTGCTACCAATGGCTTCTGATAATTCTGGAGAACGATAGCCACTTGTAATAGTTACAGGCTTATCAAACTTAACTCTTACAGGTTCTAACACCTCATAACAAAGATCGCCTAAATTTTTAATCTCTCCACTACCAGCTTTATTTTTTATACCAAGCCTAATTCCTGTGCTTGATTTTTCCATTTCCTCTAAAGTAAAATGTTTTGATAATTGCATGATTATCTCCTTTGTTGATTATCTTGCGTTATTAGGTACTCCGTTTGAATTTACAAATGGTGATTCTGCGAAAGCCATAAAAACATAAGTTTCACTTGCACCTACACCACCTGATGTAGTTATAACTTTAAAACCATTACTTAAAAAATCTACCCAACCTGCTGTAAGACCTGTATATTCTGCTCCACTACTATCTGATTCTAATCTACCCACTTCAGGATTATGTGTATCTCTTTTATTATCAAACATATACCAACCATCAGCACCACCTGATGTTTTTTTAATTATAACCATAGCTGGTTTAAATCCCAGATAGCAAAACGTATTATCAGCATTTCCATTTCCTGTGTAGCTTCCAAATTTTGAATAGCCTTTTTTCTCTGCAAAGCAGTAGGCTATGTATGTTGCAGTATTTGTAGTATTATCAGCTCCTACTGAAAACACAGATGATGTTGGAGATGTATCATTCCAAAATCCTGTATATGTTGTTGGATTATCAGTAGTATTTAAATATAATCCTTTTGTATTTCCGATTGCTTCATGGTACACATTCCAAGTTGAAACTCCCGATCTTTTTTTTACTATAATCATTTTTGGTGTATCAATTCCATGACCAACAGTTGCACCAGCAGTTCCATTTCCTGTATAAGATACAATACTAAATCCAGCTGTAGCATTAGCACTAACAGTTGAGGTTATGCTTCCGCTACCATTTGATGCTGTTCCGTTAGCACCTAACCAATTCCAAGCTACATATGTAACTGAATTTTCATTACAATTATCAGTATTTGATGATCCATTTTTACATACATAACCATCTGAATTTAATGTTGAAATCCAACCAGCGGCACTAGGCGTTTCATCTGCACCAGTATATGAAGAATCTAGTTTTAAATATTTAGATGCACCAGCATCATATCTAATAGCATCAATAATATAATGTGAAAATGCACTACTTCTAGCTTTAACCCAAGTCCAGTCGCTTTGAAAACCTACTCCTGTTATAACTCTTTCATCTGTATCATTTCCTGTGTAGGTAATAGTATTAAAATAATCTGTTGGTTTATCTATTGTTGTATAAGCCATTATCCGTACTCCGCCAAATTTTTCGAACACAAGGAATAATACGAACTTGGAACGGCGTATTCAAAGTTTCCATAACCATTACCATCTGCATTTCCAGATGAGATTGCATAAGGTGGAGAGCCAAAGTTTGCTGACCAATCTCCATTTTGAGAGCCTGAATGACAACTTGGATTAAAGAAATAAAAACCTGATTGTGTTGAAGATGCCGCTGTTAATGCTTTAGCTCCAGTTCCAGTAGCACCTGATGTTGGATCACCACTAGCTTGAAACGTACCATTTTTAGAAAAATATAATTTATTATTATCTAAATCTAAAGCTACTCCAACTATGTCATTAACTGTATAACTATCGCCATAAGATATATCGTCAGTACCATTAACTGCTAAAGTTCCTGTCTCTCTATAACCTGTGCTATGTGTTCCAAAACCAGCACCTAAATCACTTCTTGGTGAATCTCCATCTGAATTAACTCCAACTGCCATATCATTATCACTTGATGCAACAAGTTTAAATTCTGCGTACCATTTTCCTGATGCTACTCCTATCGTTGATTGAGCACCAAAAGCTCCAGCATTTGCAATATCTATCGTTAAATTACCATCTGAAAATGTTGGTATATCTGTTACAGATGCCAAAGGATTTAATGTTGCAAAATTATTTGTGCAAGTATCAGTCGATTGATTTACTGCGGCTATATTATTTTCTGTAAAATCATTTCCATTTCCACTTTCATCATCTCCTAAATCTCCACTATCTTCAAAGTCTAAATAAAATCCATTCGAACCAAATGTTAAACCAGATACATCTATTGGTTTCCATATTGTCGGACTATCTTCATCAAATTCTCCAAAGTCTGTTACACTAGCAGTAATACCATCTAAATAAACTACTTCTGATAAGTAAAAAGAACTTGGAACACCACCAGCATTGTCAGCGGCAAGTGCACCTATTCCATAATTTTTTGCTAAAGCTTGAAGTTGCCAATTAGAATCTTCTGCTGGATATGTTGCTGTAGCAAATGAAGTTTCTTGTGTTCCATTTACAAAAAGTTTTAATCTGTTTGCGGCAACTGCTTGTGTAGTATCTCCAATATAAAGTATATGATACCAAGCTGAAACATCTCTAAATAATCTATTTGTTAATAAGTCAGCAGTGACAGAACTACTTGTTTTTTCAAACAATCTTATTTGGTCATCTGAAAAATTAATGTGACCTCTGTCATTTCCAGATGTCCATTTACCAATAAGTAATTCATCTCCTCCTGTACCAGATAATTCTGATCTTTTAACCCAAACAGAAAAAGTAAATTTTGTTTTTGTAGAACCAGCAGTAGTGTTTGGCCCACTTAAATAATCTGGGCCACTATCATCAAACATACATGAGTTGGCTACATCATATCCTGTATCTTTTATGGAGTTAGTTCCAAGAATTATCATTAACTCTCCAATGTTGGAAGTTCGCCTAATGGTCTTGTAACAGAACCATCTTCTTGTTTTGTGTATGTGTATAAAATTTCTAAAGCTGGAGTATTACTTGCATTTGTAATTGCAGTTTCCATACTTGCTTGTTTAGTTCTAACTGCATCTCTGTGAGTAGATATAGCACTAGGTATTGCAGTAGATTTTTCTGTGTTTCTAGTTATGTACCAATCAGTATTATTTAATATTCCAGCTACTTGTTTTTTTAAAGTTTCTATTAATACTGTTTTTAATCCTTTAACAGCAACATCTCCAACATCTTTGTCATCTGGTATTTTACCATCTGTTTTATCTTGTGATGTCCATAAAGTATCTGCGTGTTTTTTAGCAGTTGCTGTTCCATAAGTTGCAGTTACAGTATCATCTGCAAAAGCATAAGATTGATTAGTATTGATATACCATTGTTCATCTTTTTTATTACTATCATTAAAGACTACTTCATAAATACCTATTGCATTTAATTCTGATGTTGACCAAAGCTGAAATATTTTAGCTGGATATTGAGTATCTCCTATAACTAATGCTTTAGGATTGTTTATAAATTTTGATATTGATCCGTCTGTTATTAATACGTACATATTTTAAGCCTCACTTAAGTTTAATGTTCTTCCAACTTCTTGCCAAACTGCTCCTGAATATCTAAAAACTAGAATATCGGTTTTAGCATCTGTTGAAGTAAATGTTGGTGCAGTTGATGCCGCAAATTCAAATACAGTATTAAAAGCAATAGTGTGAGAACCATTGTAATTAATTTCAACACAAATAAAAGCACCCTCTACTGCATTTGTTGGTGCAGAGAAAGTCGTGTTTTCTGTTGTGATATGATATGCGTTTGGTTTTGCACTTGAATCCCATGCTATTGCATTACTTGATGATGTAATTGCCGCTTGTGTAACATTAGCCGCTACAGCAAAAGTAGAAACTCCTGAAACAGCAAGAGTAGTTGAAATAGTTTGATTTCCTGTAAGTGCTAAAGTTGAACCATTAAAAGTTAAATTAGCTTCTCCATTTAAAGTAGTTGCCGCAGAAGCAGTTGTAATTCTATTATCTGAAAAGTTTGCAACAGCAGTAACTGGTAAAGCTTCAAAAGCTGGTTGAGAACCAGCACCAGTTGATGTTAATACTTGTCCATCACTTCCTGTTGCTATTGCAACTGGGTTTCCTGAAGCATCATAAGAAATAATATTGCCATCTGTACCACTAGCCATTTTTGCTAAAGTAACAGAATCATCTGCTAAAGTTATACTGGAGTCTGACCAATCAACTGTGTTAGCTGTAAAATTAATAGTTCCTAAAGTTATATCTGCCGCCCCATCATACATCTTTAAAAGTTGAGCAGTTGCCGCACCTGAAGTATCTAACCAAATCGTTCCAGCGACAGCACCACTAGGTGTTGATGAACCTGAATTAGATGAATTAATAGCAGATAGAACATTGTTTATGTCTGTTCTAACTGTTGGAAAACTTGCGTTTGCAATATTATAATCGTGTTGTGCCATAATTGTTATATACTCCTTTTAAAACCCTTTTGCAATAAAATCAAATACTTTTGATACTGCTGATCCACTTGAGTTTTTGAATGTTACATTAAATCCATTAATAGTTTTTGTATCTACTAAAAAGAAATCTCCAGTTGCCATTCCTTGTCCTGTAATCCCAACTGCATAATTAACAGTTTTATATGGGTTTGTAAATGTAACAGTTTTAGTTCCAGCACCAGATGTTATATCATTTCCACTAAATATTCTATCTTCCATATCTATTGTAACTGAAATTTCTTCTACAACAGGAGTTGAAGCTAAATCACTTGAAGTTAAAACAACTCTAAATTTAAAATATCTAGCTGTATAATTTCCTATAACAAAATTTTGAAAAGCTGTGTATGTAGAATTATCATCACTTGTTGCAATCTCAATATGAGCATTAGAGTTAGCTGGTGTATCTCCATCAAAACTTGAATTTTGTGAATCAAATAATCCTGTTCTATTATCAAATAAATCATCTGGATCATCAGAAGTTTGTTTTAAAGTAGCTGTTAATCTACAAGTATGTTTAGCACCTATATCTACTACATTTGCAAATAAATAATTACCACTTGCATAGAAGTCTGCATTAGCAACACCTGAATCAAAAAATCTAGTTGTTTCTGCATCAAAGTTTCCTGAAGCTGAGTCAAATAATTCAGATGAATCTAATCTTAAAGTATCATCAACTATTGCAGTATTTGTTAATGTTCCTGAAAATGTAGGGTGTTCAGATACAGAAGTTATTGTGTTAAAGTTTTGGATTCCTGTAACATTAGAAATTATTGCAGTTGCGTTAGAACTAAAGTTTGCTAATTTATCTACTGCTTTAATTAAATAAGTTCCAACTCTCGCTGGTACATTTATAGAAGTTGCTGGTCTTGATACTTTTTCAACTAAAGATACAGAGTTAGCCCAATCTCCTGTTCCATCTGTTAATGTTGAGTATCTAATTTGATAATAGGCTAAATCTAAATCTGGAATTTGTGTCCATGACAAGTGTGCTTCTTGTCCTAAAATATTACAAGAAAAATCTGTAACATCTGCTGGTGGTTCAATAGCACCTACGATAGTTCTAGTTGCTGATACATAAGTTGATGATACTCCAAAACTATTAACAGCTTTAACTCTTACATTATAAATTTTTTGATCTATTACATTTAAGACTCTATGATTTAGTCCTGAACCTTGTGCATAAATAATATAATCTGAATCTGTACTTAATTTATATTCCACTTGATAATAGTCCACAAATTTATCTGTACTTGCACCTATTGTTACATTTAAAGCCACAATTACAGTTCCATCATTATATTCAATTAATTCATCATCTAAAGTAACACTAGCTGGTGGTTGGATAGTATAAGGGTTAGGTAAATTAGTAGATGGAGTTGATGATACTTGTGTTTTAGTTGCCCAAGTATAATGTGCGTCTTGATGTTCCATTAAATCTAAACCTAATGTAAAATCAGAATTAAAATTAATTCCTAAAACTCTAAATTGTTTATTTGAAAATCCTAAGCTAGAATGGGTTACACCTAAAATATCTCCTATTGCTACATCATAAGCACTAAAGCTAACATTAATAGTTAAACCTAATGCTTCTCTTGATCTTCTTAAAATAACTTCTGCTAGTTCTAATGCTTGATATGGACTTGTTATTGTTTTTAAATCAAATCTTCCCTCTAATAAAAATCCACCATCAGCAGTTTTCATAGTTGCGTGTCTATCTGCTGAAGAATAACCACTATCATCTATTTCAGGAAATTGTACTTCATCAACTTGATAATTTCTTGCTGGATTAACAAATGAACATATAACTCTATTATATTTAGAATTTTTTGTAGGACTATTTAAAGTATAACCACCTATTATATCATCTTCTGTAACTGTAATTGAAGATGATCCTGTTGTTTCTACTACTAATTTATATTTACCACCAACATAAGGAAGATAACCTCTACAACCTTTTAAAAATTCTCTAACATTATCTATAACAGGACTTGATGTATCTATAACAGCATTACAATCCATTACATCTATTGTAGTTGAACCATAAGCTGTAACATCTGTATCGCAAATTGTTGATGCTGTATAAAAACTTGGTATATCAATATTTGCTATTGCTAAACCTTTTCCATATCTTTCATTTGTTAAATAATCCAACAAACACCAAGATGGATTATTTGAGTGTGCCGCAGTTTGTGCAACTGAACTAGAATTATAAGCTACGACTTTTTTACCTTGTACTATTGATTGAACTTTAGGTATTCCAGTAAATGCGTCTTGATTCCATGTAAATCTTAAAGCTAAATAAGAAAGACCTGATAGTTTATGATTACTACCCCATGATGATAATGTTGATAATAATGTTGATGCAGATTGTCCATCTGTTCCATAATGAGGTTCTACTGTAATTAAACTTGCTGAATCTTTATAAAAATTACTATCTCCACTTCCTACTGTTCTTTGTGTATTATCTGCTAAATCCCCAGACCATGTTACTGTTTTATCATCTATTTTAATTGAAGTTATATCGTTTATTTCTCCCTCTGATAAAACTATTGCCATATATAAATAGGTGTTATCTGTTCCTGAAGTTTCCATAAAGACTCTAGTTCCACCAATCATTCTTTCTCCATAAATTACAGGAATATTTGCGTCATTAGATTGTTTATTTAATAAAATACCTTTTTCGTAATTATCAAAATCATTAGTTCCAAAATCAGGTTGTTCAGGAACTTTAGGTCGCATTACCCAAGCTATCGCAACACTAATAACTAATGCAACAATAGGATTTACTTTAAAAACAGATTTTGCTACAAAACTAACTACACTACTAAAAAAACCCATTATTCTCTACCCCATTTTATATCTTGTACTGTTTCTGAACTAAAATTCATTCCAACATCTGTACTAAAGAATCTTTGTTGTGATGTATTGTTTGTTTTACGACCATTCTTTTTATCAAAATCTGCCCAATGAGAAACAACACCTAAATTGACAACACTATCTGTTTCAGATTCACTAACACTAAAAGTTTCTATGTTTCCTGAATACAAAAGAAATGGATCAGCAATAATAGAATTATCATCAGCTAATAAACCTCTATAAATAGTTACAGCATCATTAACTACATTTTCTGCTAAACAAACTGATATAAATGATTGATCTGCACCTGATAAAGATATTGTTAAACTTGATTTAGTAACATCTGCTTGTTCTGTAAAATTAGAAAAACCTAATATAAAATCACTTGTTGCATAAGTAACTGAACCACCTGATATTGAAGAAGTTAATGGAAATGAGCAATCAGTAATATTGACAGGAGTACCAAAGCCAAGTGTGATAAGGTGGAATGGTCTAATATCATTTGTTGCTAATTCGTTCTTTAATGCTGTCGTTAGGCTTCTCGTCATATTCCTCAAATGTTCGTCTGTTAATTTTTATTGCATCATTGACCATATAACTAGCATTTTTTGATGGTTCGCTATACTTACCCTGATTTAAGGATTGAGAATTAAAATCATCAGCATCTATTATTTCTTCAGCTAAAAAATCAACACTTATCCAATACTTAACTTTATATTTCATCTACAATGCTTCTTCAACATCAAATTGAAACTCATAATATA